TGGTTCATGGTGCCCGGCACACGCATCAGCCGCGCCGCATCTGCGGTGACAGCCATGTCAATGACCATACCCTCTTGCTTACACAGAAGTTTTATGTTCTGCGCAACAGGTCGCCACTCAGCCACCGTCATGTCGCGTGTCATCGGCCAGTAGCAATGAAGCCCCCCACCTGAACCAACAATCCACGGCTTGCCAAGCGCATCAAGCCCGACCTTTGCCATGAACGCGTCCAACGCCAGCACAGCTTCTTTCTTGGATGCGTACCCATCCAAGTCAACGAAGAAAGACTTTATGTGCGTGGCTTTGTCAGCTTCGCGTTTCTTTCCGTTAAAGCATGAGACAGCGTAGAAGATGTCGCAGTTATCGTTGTTCCAGTTGTCTATGTGGGGGTGCAGTTCCTCGATTGTGTCCGTGAACACATGTTGTTTTCTTTTTGTGAGTTCTACCGCGCAATACGAGCCTAAACCCGGAGACGGCAAAACCACCGCTAGGAACTCAAGCGGAGTCATGTCTGTCCTTTGGGTTATTTAAAGTCGTCGTTTGCGTGTTCTACGCCTTGAGCAAAACCATCCTCAAAGCCATCCTCAAACCCTTCGTTAAAAAGATTCTCGTTGCGGTCAATAAGCTCAACCATGCGTTCTACAAGCGTTTCAATCCAGTCCGGTGAAACTTTATCAAAGCCCATGATGTAAACGTAACGTAAAAGCTCGTTGTTGTTTAATTGTTTAGGTTGAATGCCTTGCATATTTTTCTCCAAGCCTCGTCGGCTGTGCTTGATGTTTGTAAGATTTTGAGAAGTGAACTTACCGAGGGACGATAAGCCACAAACACTTCACCACCACCGAACCAGTTATAAACAGATTGGCGTGAAACACCAAGCGCTTGAGAGATTCTTACGACAGAGAAGTTGTGGTGAACAGCCCAGCGCCCGAGTTGGTTGCCCAACGTCTTAGGCGCTTTCATGACCATGTTGATTGTTTGTTGTGAGTAAGCCATGTTGTAAGGGGCCGAAGCCCCACCATCCTTACTCTTCGTCCCAATCGTCAACCATAGCCGCCAAGTTTGATTTCTTAGCAGGCACAGCACTTGGTTTTTTCTCTTCCTTACGCACAGTAGGCTCTTCGCTTTCTTCCTCCACAGCAGGCTTAGCCTTCTTTACTTTGGGTGCAGGTGCTGGCGGCTCTTCTTCCTCAACTTCTTCAACCACAGCAGGACGCTTACCAGCAATAGCCAGTGGAGTCGCCACAGTCGAGGCTTTCGGCATCGTCATCGAAATAGCGCGTTTGGCTTCTGCGGAGTCAGCTTTTGCAGCAACAGTCTCAAACTCTTCGTCGTTTAACCAACGCATCTCTTTAAATAACAGCTTTGGGCTTTCAGACTTGGTATCGAACTTCAAGCGTGTCACGACCATGTTGGGGTCAATAGGGTCTTGCTGTGCTCCCAACCAACGAGCGTATGCCTGTAATGGGCGGTTATCGCCTTCACCGTCACCAAAGAGTGATTTAGCTGGTACAGTTAGTTGAAGAATGTCGCCTTCTAAATCGTTGGCTAACACTACAGCAACACGTTGTTGAAAACGGCAAGCGCGGCTGTTGTTCTGACCAGAACCTGCAATGTTCTGTGGGCAGTCTTTGCAATTGGAGTGCTGTCTGTTACCCGCATCAACAGATGGTGTTTTGCCATCAGCAGACCAACAGTCCGGCGCTGACACTTCACCATCATATGACTTGGCATAAAACACGCGGCCAATGTCTGGCGCAGCGGCAACAAAAACAACGTCCAGATAGCGTTCTTCAATTGAAGCAATTTCTTTACCGCCGCTGTACAAGCGGAACACGCCGCCCTTGATTGAAATACGTTTACTTGTATCAACACTGCCGCCAGCCAAAGCTTTGGCAACTGATGACACACCCTTACGATTCTTTGCAAACGCTGGTACGTTTGCTTTGTTAAAAAGCGTCACATTTGTCATGTGATATTTCTCCTGATTACTTGGTTGGTTTGCGAACAGAGATTGCATACTCAGTCATTGAGTTCAATCCGGGTGGTACGAGGCCGGGATTATCTTCAAGAAATGTTGCCATGTTGGTCTGCGCAATACGCTTCTCCAACAAATCAACGGCTTCGTGCTGAAGCACGAATGTCTTAAATGAATCCCAGTCTTGTGTGTTGTAGCGTGTCTTGGTAGACAGCACTACAGTGCCTTGGTCAGTGCGCACAGAGGACACGCCCAGTGCAATCATCTGATCTTTGAGTGCAATCTTCACGGTATCTTGTTGCCGTTTGATTTCCTCAACTTCGTTTTCGTACGCTTGAGTCAGCTCTTGAATTCGAGCCGCCATCTTACGATACACCTTTGCCAACTTATCCATTGGAACGTTGGCTAACTCACTGCTTCCCTTTTGCGAGGGAGCGTCATCATCGACTGTTGTAGTCATTTGCTTCTCCTGTTTTTTTGTCTAACGTTTAACATCATACACGGAACAAACTCAAACGCAACTCCTTTCTTTAAATATTTTTAACTTCACTGTCAAACATATCTACCAGCAATTTGTGATCGTCAACTTTACCCGCCATTGCTTTGAATAGTTTTTTCTCAATAGGGCTTGACTCAATGTGTACCACAGTAACTTTGTCAGAGTTCTGACCCTTACGATCTGCGCGAGCAATACATTGCGTGTACATTTCTACGCTCATCAATGGCCCAAAAAACACAACAGTGTCTGCGGCAGTTAGGGTAATCCCGTGAGCTGTTGCTTGCGGTTGCATCACCAGTACGCGTATCTTGTCAGTGGTCTGAAAGTCACCAATGATCTGCCCACGTTTTGTTGCTGTCACGTCGCCATGAATTTGTCCGACGGCGTAGCCCTGCTTGGTGAGGTGCGTGACAATGGTGTCAATGCTTGAACGAAACAATGCAAAAATTATTACCTTGCGTTCTGTTTCTTCAAGCACTTCTTCCAGCACATGCAGTCGAGGAGACGCATCAAACTCCACAACCTCCCTGTCGTCTGTGTACGCGGCACCGCATGATATTTGTAGCAACTTGTTCACTGCTACACCTGCGTTGACTGCGCTGATAACTTCTCCAGCCGCACGTACCATCATCTGCTCTTTCAACATCCGGTAGTACTTGTTCTGCTGTGGTGTCATCGGCACTTCGCGTGTTACTGTGATGACTGGTGGCAAGTCAAGGCACTGACCTTTTGTGAAACGGATTGCTGGTTGCAGTGCTTCGTATACAAGCGACCTTGCGTTTTCTTTGGGTGTCCACTTAAACATGGTGATCTTGTTCATCACTTTGTCGCGCCATGCTGTTTGAAACTTAGGCACACCGCTCGGGTTAACAAGCTTCGCAAGGCCGTACGCATCAACCGGAGATTGCGACGCAGGAGTACCAGTCATCATCCACAGATATGTCTCAGGCTTGATAATGGATGCCAGCGCTTTCCAACGCCGTGTTGATGGGTTCTTGTATGCGTTGGCCTCATCCACAATCACAAGGTCAAAGCGTCCATCATTGCGTATTTCATTAGCAATCAGATTCAGACCATCATAGTTAGCGATGACAATTTCGTAGTCACGCTGAATCATTTCTATACGACGTGATGCTTGTTGATGGTGGGCAACGATTGCGCTTCTGTGCATAGTGCTGTTCATGATGTCGCCTATCCACGCGCTGTGCATGATTGATAAAGGACACAACACCAACACCCTGCGAACTTCACCACGCTCAATCAAGTAGTCAGCCGCCCACAAAGCAGAGAGCGTTTTGCCAGTGCCGGGGTCGTTAAAACAGAAAGCTCTACGATGTAGTGTCAAGAATGCCGCTGTCTCAATTTGGTGATCCATTGGCGTGTATTTGCCCGGCCAACTATAGCGTCCTTTGATTGGGGACGGTACATCTTTTACACCAAGGTTCTTAAGCACCCGACTCTCATCAAGCCCCCAGTACACAGCAACCTGATAGATGCCATCTTCTTCGCTGAGTACCTTGTGTTTTGGAATGATGCTGTATTTGTTTGGGTCGCGTGTGCGCAGTATCAGCGCTTTATTGTCAACGATCTCCATTAAGCATCTTCCTTCAACCGCGCCCACGGCGTGTTGCTACCATTGAACTCGACTTCTTCCATGAGTCTGTTTCTGTGAAGTCTTGCTGATGCGTCCATCCAAAACTCTTCGTCTAGCTCAGATACATCAACCCACTTATCCTCAAACTTTATACGCCACATATCTACCAGTCTTGATAGGGGAATGGCATACGCTTCACGTTTGTTGGGGTCGTCTACGCCGCGC